ATGATTTTTAGGGATAGCTTGAGAGTATTACCTTATGGTCGAGTAGATAATGATTTCTTCCAGATAGAAGAAAGACGTTCATGGAATGCAGGGCGATATTATTGGTCTAATAGAAGGATTTTTGGTTATATTGGAATTACTCAATCCAGTAATAAAGAGCTGAAAGATAAGTCGGGGAGAGAGGGATTCATAAGAAACCAGGCTGCAAGAGAACTGAAAACTATTATATCTAATTTGTTAACTGAACTTGCTGATAGATTTTTTGGTTCACGTTCTGATGACCGTAAAGAGCTTTTAGAACAAGTTAAGCGTGAAAAAGAGTTAAGAAAATCTGCTCAACAACAAGCTCGAAAATCAACACAAAAAAGTTTTTCAGAAGCTTTGAAGAATCAGACACCAGTTCTTGATGCTTCCTTGGAGGCTGTTAAAAGGCTGAAAACTAAGCTTGATAAAACTGATGGTTCGTTAGATTTAAACTATCTTAAAATTATAGACAGTGATCTTACAAACTTAGATGCGTTGCGCAGTGAAATTAAAACGCCTATCAAACCTCCAAAACTTGGAATGTATGAAGAGAAATATAGAGACTACAGAGATAAATTTAATGAGTTCTCTGCGTATATTCTACAAATGAAGTTAGCAATTAATAAACTTGATTCTGAATTAAATAAACTTGAGCCTTCATTGTCAGCGAAAAATCACCTTGAAAAAAATCAAGGTATTATTAATTCTAAACTAACTAAGTTTAATAACACGATAGAGGAGAAGATACATTCTCTTTTAAAAAAATGGGCCGATGAAATAAAGGTTGATCGAAGTGATTATTATGCTAAAACTATATCAGTTGTTGATTCAATAGATAATGATTCACAAATTGAAAATGTGTTTAATTTGCTCGATAGTTTATATGTTGAGTCAGTTGATACCCTAACTTTCAAATATCAATCAATAATAAAAGGTCTCGATAGATTATTTGAAGGTATAAACTTAGATTCAGCATTCTCATTATCTGAAGAAGAACGCTCATATTTTGAAGAAAAAGCTAAAAGTTTAAACGCGCTTGCACAGTTAGGTATTAGTGTTGAGATAATATCTCATGAACTTGAAGAAATGGATTCTATGGTAACCAGAGGACTAAACTCTCTTCCTACTTCTGTAAAAGAACACCCTGGTTTTTCATTGGCGTTAAATGCTCACAGATCGCTTACTCAACAAATACGTTTCTTATCACCTTTGAAAATATCAGGTTATCAATCCAGGCAGAGAATAACTGGAAAAAATATCATGGATTATGTCCTGAAGTTCTTTGGGGAGCGTTTCGAACGGCAACGAATAACTATTGAATTTAGTGAAGAGTTTAAGCAAATCGCAATAACAGATATACCATCAAGGATCTATCCTGTTTTTACTAATATTATCAACAATGCAATGTATTGGGTCAGTCTGTCAAATAATAGGCTCATAAAGATTGGTTTTGTGAATTCTTTGGTTATCATAGCAAATTCTGGTCCGGCAATTGATACCGATGATATCCCGCGACTATTTGAACTATTTTATAGCAAAAGAGCAAATGGACATGGGGTAGGTCTGTATCTATGTCGAGAAAACCTTGCTGTTGCACATCATAAAATATGGTATTCAGAACCTGATGAAGGCGATAACTATTTAATAAAAGATGGCGCTAATTTTGTGATCCAGTTCAATGGAGTGGAGTTCTAATATGACAGTGGCAAATTATAATTCTCTTGTCCAGAAAACTTTCTGCGAAAATGCAATTCGTTCCGTTGTCATGATTGATGACGATTTTCTGACGTATTCTGAATCAATCAGGGCGTTGAATAACGAAGTTGATTTAGACTACAACAAAATTGACTCATCTAAACGAGCCGCTACTCTTGAGAGCTTTTTTCAATCTAAAAATATGATTTGTGATGTTGACAATGGTTCTGTTAATTTCGATGTGGATCGGATTAGAAAATCAGATCTTATTATTGTAGATTATCATCTTGATAATAATGCACCTGATAAAACACTTAAACTATTACAAGATTTGAAAGACTCCGATCATTTAAATATGATTGTAATATATACTAGAGAGAATTTAGAAACGGTTTGGATGCAGATATCATCGACTCTCAAAGGTGCTCTGGATATCAACAGCTTGATCATTGACTACGATAATGAAGATGTCCAAAGTTATTGGGAAGACGTTGTATTACCGAACTTAAATGATAATGGTAATAAAGCTCTCACAAGAGATGAAACAATAGCCTATATTAAAGACAGTAAGCCTTGTAGAAGAATTAAAAGATTAATACATGATGATGCTGTGTTGGAGGATCAAAAGGATAAAAACTTCATTGCAAAAATGATTGCAGAATATGCTGTGTCTAGAAATGCAATTATTTCTAGCAACACATCTGGCAATGTCATTCGGGGTGATGAAAGCGGAGTAAAATGGATTCAATGTGGTAATATCTTTGTCTCCCTATTTCATAAGGTTCAAGATGATCATGAAAACGATGGAGATAGGATTTGGCAAACTCTCAATGATTCTCTCATTGAATGGAAACCATCTTATTATCAGTTAATAAAATCTGAAATTCAGAATGCAATCGAAGCTGAGGCTTTATCTTTTGTAAATCATTTGGCTAACGATCATTACGGTCAAGCTGCGTGGTTAAATGAGATATTAAAATCAGACTCGCCTGATATTAGATGTAGAAATATTGACTTTGTATTTGGTAATTTATCAGAAGAGCTTTATCAAAGACTTAAAAATAATAATACGCTGGATGAATTTATCAAAAGTGTTTTTGATAGCTATTCAAATGAATACGCTAACAGCGGAGTTGCTGCATTGCTCCAATATTGCTCTTCAAAAATGGATCTGCCATCAAATAATGATACTTATCACGAAATGTATCATGCTTTAAATATGAATTTGTCTTCAAAGAATTTTGAAGATGGTCATATTTCTACTGGCACTATTTTCTTTGATACAGAGTCGAACAAATGGTATTTATGTGTATCTGCGGCATGTGATTTGGTTCCTACTCAGGGTAACGACCCTCACCATGTAAGATTAAGTCCGCACAGGCTCATTAAAGTTCTGGAGCTTTTTAACGCCAGTCAGAGTAAAGCATTGCCATTTGCTGAACATTCGAAATATATATATGTAATGCATAAAAATCAAAGAAAATATCTCTCTATTTTCGAAGGGGATAAAACGCTTCCTGTTGTTGATTATATGGTGGTGTTGAATCATGGAACAACAGTTGATGGCGAAGAAAAAAATATTATTTCTGCCGTGTTTTTAAGTAATATGGATGGCAACGTGCAAAATGTTCCTGTCCGACTCAAACTTAAATCTCAACTGAGAACTGGTTATGCAGAAAGATATCAGGCTATAGCGTCTCAGTATAGCTCAAGGATTGGTGTGGATTATGTATCAATGATGCTACCATAATTATTATATTTTAGGCGTGGTGATTTTTTTTCGCCATGCCTATTTTATATTTATCATCACAATGATGTTGTTTATTTTTGTTTAAGTCTTCTAAGCTTCATGCATTCTAATGAGAATAATAATAGAGTTGTGCTGTATATAAAGCCAGAGTTAGTTAATAACTTTAAATTTAATGCTTCAGGATTTTCACTGAGAAAGTGAAAGGCATAAACTAAGTATACAGCTAAAGTAGCCGTTCCAATTGTTGGTCCAATATCGCCTTGATCATGAGGTTCAAGGTTTACATTGAACTTGAAGATTAGCCATTCAAATCCCCAAGTAAAAAAAACAACTAATATCATGGCTGCGAATAATTTCGCGATGTTATCTGCTGATGGATTCATCAGAACAGATTGTTTCTGAAAAAATTCACAAAGTGAGAGTCCGAAAAAAATAAAAAAAAGTGGTCTGGAACTAAATTTTTCAAAAACTTTGAATAGGGTTTCCATTTTCTTTACCTTCAGGATTATATTAGCTATTCTGATACTTAGGCTACCAGAGCATTTGATCTTTGAGCTTGAACGTAATCACTCCACCATTGCATCAAACTCTGTCGCTCTATCAGATATTCTGCACGATTGTATGCTGCGATAATTTCATCTTTTTTCGAGTGGGCAAGCGCTGCCTCAAGAACTTCAGCTCTGAATTTACCAGACTCCTCTGCCGCTGTTCGTGCAATAGAACGCATACCGTGAGCTACAAGCTCGCCTCCGAACCCCATTCGGATGATAGCTGCGTTGGCTGTTTGTTCATGCATATGATTAAGAGGCGCTTTTATGCTGGGGAAAACCCATTCTCTATGCCCACTTATTGATTTCATTAATTCAAGGATGCGCAAAGCTTCTTTACTCAAAGGAACTTTGTGAAGCTTTTTCATTTTCATGAAATCAGCAGGAATGTTCCAAATGCTGTTGGTTGTATCAATATCAGACCACCTTGCGCGAACGGCTTCACCCGGACGAACCCATGTCAACAATTGCCATTCAATTAGCATACGTGTTTCCAACCGGATTGACGCATTCGTCAAAGATTCCATAAACCTTGGCAATTCGCTTGGGGGAAGGGCAGGCATATTTTGCTTTTTTGGTTTACTGAATCTTTGACCAAGGTTGTCAGCCGGGTTGAACTCAATAAGTTCTTCAGTAGCTGCCCACCGGAAGATTTCATTCAGACGTGAAATGATACGGCGTAGAGTTTCCAATACGCCTCGTTGCTCAATAGGATCAAGGTGTTGTTTTAAGAGCTTAGGTCGGATCTCATTGATAGGGACATTACCCAGACCGGGAAAGACATTTCTCTCTAAGCTGCGCCAGATGTCTGCTGCATGGTCTTGTGAGATACCTGATGTCTTTACCTTCTCATCTAACCATTTCCGCGCTACGGCTTGGAGAGTGTGCTCAGTAGCACTCTTTAATGCCTTCGCCTTATCGTTGTTATGGATTTGGGGATCAACACCATTTGCCAGAAAGGAGAGATATTCATCACGTAAGGCTCTGGCTCTTGCAAGGGTAAGGTGAGGATATGTCCCAAGGCTCATTTTGGTTCTTTTCTTGCTCACTGGTACTGCATACCTGAAATACCAATTTTTCTTGCCTCCTTTCGCCAAAGGAGCGATTCGTAGAATCAGACCATCACCGTCAAACAAGTTGATTTCTTTATCGGCTGGCTTGGTGCTTTTGATTTCAGTGTCAGTGAGCTTCTTAGCGATTTTTGCCATTTTGGGACCCTCGGTTTTTGGACCCTTCTTAATGGGTCCCATTCAGGGTGCCATAACTCGTAGTTCTCAGCAATTCTCACTGGACGACAATAGACGTAAAAAAGCCCGCAGAGCTTGTGCTGTGTGGGCTTAGTAGACTTCATTGAACTTCAAACAACTAAAAAGTGGTGGAGCTGGCGGGAGTTGAACCCGTGTCCGAATATTTGCAATGCATTGATTTATAACGAATAAAATTTAAAGTTGGTTCTTACGGCTCTTTTGCGGATATTTTACTATCAATTCGTAGTCCTGCCATATTTACGTTTTTTCTTGCGGTTTGTTTCTGGTTTCTTCTCTCGGTTATTGTCTACTTTTTCATGTATATCCATATTGAACCAAGAAGCATGCGAAACCTCACTTAATGGAAATATGATACTGGTATCAACTCCATCAAGATCGTTGTAATCATTTGAAAACAGGACCCTTAGTGTGTCCTTGTCCCTGTAACCAGACATGATTGGGCTAATAGAAATTTCAAGGTTAGGGCCTTGTTTTTCGTTTGGCTCACTAATCATGTTAACTGTTCCGACATATACTTTGCGGCATTTCAGGCTTATCAGTACCGGTCTGTTTGTAGTCGCTGAATCAAAGAATAGCTGACCAAGTGAGCCATCAGACAACAGTTTTTCCAACTCATTAAGCCTGATTAGTTGCTTTGCGAAATTGATAGAAATTGCATTATTGGATGCAGAACTAATAGTTTTTGCTGCCACAAACATACGAAATTTGCATATCTGCAACCAAATAAAAGCAACTCCACAAGTCGCCACTGATAGCAGGATGAGCCATGATGTTATCCTGTTTTCTTTAGGGTCTGCACTACCATCAATAAGATGTGATACCCATGTGACCAGTGTAAGGCTTGGTATAAAGTACTTGGTTGCATACGCCAGCACGACTGCAACAATGAACGAGTACACACCGTACGTGGCCACCTTCATATAGAGAAGCTGGCCGTCGTAACGGTGGAGTCGATAGAATAATTTGATGTTATGGGGCGATGTAACCAGTAAGGATCCACTTACTAAAAGTGGAATGATCAGCAATGCAAACATTTGTTAGTCGTCATTGTCCATTGAGTTAGCTTTAGCGGCTGCAACAGCTTTTGCATCCTGCTCGACGAATTTTCTAGCTGCTTTCCTAAGCTGAGTGATTTTTTCTGGGTCAGTAGATGGGTCTACAATAACTGCACCACGCCCTACGACCTTGATGTTTTTAACACCAGATTTGTTCAAACGATCGGCCATGGCTTGTCCGCCTTTGACCAAATCATTCAGCCCAAACATCTTCATGACTAGTTCTGACATAAAGACCTCCTTTCAGTCCCCCCAATGTATCCTTTTGAGGCATTTATTGCTCCCCGCAAAACGGGGCGCGGGATTTTACCATAATCTACGTACTGGCTCCAAGATTTCCCGCGTGTTCCTAGTACTAGGACAGCTGCCTGAGTACCAAGTTCACCTATAACATATATGCTTGGTTCGAATTTTTGCAAGGTAAAAAGTGCCTTATGTTTAAGTATGTATGATGTGGATATGACGAACATAACCACATCACAAATAACTTTTTATCAGGTTTCAGTGGCTATTTGTTCGGGCAGCATCATGCCTGTTTTGTATCATTAGTATTTTTAGCGGTATGTCCGTCATATGCAGCAAGGTAACTGCCATAGTGACGAAATAGCATTTCTGGTCCCTTATGGCCCATCTGGCCTGCAAGCCAGAACAGGTTCGCACCACGGCTGATATGGCTGGTGGCGAAAGTATGCCTGGTCTGATATGGGTTACGGTACCGGATACCTGCTTTACGTAAGGTTGGTATCCACGCTTTTTTCCTTATCGCATCGGCGCTGGCCCACGGTTTGTTTGTCTTTGGATCTTCAAAGACAGTAGCATCCTTCATGAATGTAAATGGCTTCTGATTTATCAGCGCCAACATTGCCTCTTCTGTCAGTTCAACTTTACGAGTACCGGCTTTTGTCTTTGTTCCTTTGATAACACCGACAACACTTGCGCTCTGGACATGGGCAGTTTTTCCAACAAAGTCGATATCACGCCATCTAAGGGCACATAATTCAGAACTACGCAGGCCTGTATGTATGGCGAACCGGAACAGATTCTCCCATTGTTTATTTCCAGCAGCTGCTAGTAATGCATCAACTTCTGCTGGTGATAGCGGATCAACCACGTAGTTGCTTTCTGCTTCTGACTTATCACTTTGGTAGCGTGAAGCAGTTACTAACGATACGGGGTTAATTTGAAGTACCCCATCGGTTACGGCTTCATCAAGTGCTGACCGCAGGAAAGATAACTGGTTGCGAATTGTTTTTAAGGTCGTTTTCTGATTTTGAATCCACGCTTTCAGGATTGCTGGTGTTAATTCACTTGCAGGACAAATGTGAAGTGAGGCTAACGCACTACGGCATTTTTTATAACCACCAATCGTAGAGGGAGAAAGTTTTCTCGTTTCGCAGATTTCAAGATATTCGTCCAGATACATTTTTACCGTTTTGCCTGCGGCAGCATTACCAAAAATTTTCAAACGAGCAGAACGGGGAAAATATTCCGCATAAATGAATGTTCCCCTTTCGATCTTATTATGAATTTCGCCGAGTGTACGCTCAGCGTATTTAATGTTCTTTGGTGTTACTTCCAGATTGGAAAGAGGCTCACGGCATTTAACTCCTTTGTAGGTGAAAGTTATATTGATCGTTTCGTCCTGGCGGTGTTTCCTGATTGTTACGCCGCGCGGTAGTTTGAGCAGTTTTGTCTGGCCCATTTTGCAACCTCACTAAGATCAATCCACCTCTCCTTAACGCCTTCAACCTTTAAAACCTGAACGCCTTCACGCCAAACACCGCGCTGTACACGTTTGTTTATAGCTTCAGTAGTTTCGCCAGTTTCTTTGCAATAAGTTGAGATAGGAACACAATCGAGGTTCAGCATATGTTTCTCCACTTAGCCCGCTGCACACGGGCAGTAATATCAAATTTCAGTGCATCTTGTCGGAATAAACCTCTGCCAGATAGCAGAAACATATTTTGCCTGAGGGCGGGCATCAGCCAGAGCACCTCTGCAGGGGCGGTTAGTTTCTCCACAAAACAGAGAAGAACACCTGCGGTAGTCACTGCCGGATGGATTGGGTTATGAGCCCATCGTCCGGTGATGCTCTTCTCTGTTTTGTAAAAATGACGGTACCAGCCGGAAGCAAGGGTACAAGCTGGTACCGCCAAGACTACACACAGCATAAAGTTGTGGTGCCGGGTGCCTCCCGGTGCCTGGCGAAGGTTGCACACCAGGCGGGTGGGTATCCACAGAAGGTCGACTGTCAGCCTCAACCTTAACCCGCGTGCGCTGAGCCGCATTCACCACAACGCTAAGGATTCTCTCTGGTTGAAAATACTTAGCTGTTATGTGCCTGCTTTTAGCCACATCAGGCGAGGTGGACCTAGTTATTCCCCAACAACAAGGATTCGGTTAATCTGGTTATCCCCAACAACGCAAAAGGAAAAGAAATGTCCGGTAATATCTATACGCTGTACAAATCCCACTGTGAAAATGTTGGAAAGTATCGGGGCATTGAAATCAGTGGGGTAGTGTCATCAGTCGAAATAAGCAAAGTTGAATCAAGGGCAACATTACTTACTCTTTTGGACCTTGTCTTACATGAGCACCGGAAGAAATTCGGCACTCCCTATAATCAGTTGAATGGGAAAAAGGCTCTGGTTCACCTTATTCTGATGAAGCATCACTGGATGCCAAAACAGATTAATGAGATGAAATTTGATGAACTTCTTCTTTCAATTCAGGATGAACTCACACTTGATAAAATAAGCGTAACCGCCCAGAAATTTTTAGATTATCGAGACTGGAGATCACAAATTCATCACTTTGATGATTTTGACGAAAATGAATGGGATCCTAATTTGTCTGCACAATATCTAAAGTAACATCCTGTGATAAAACCGTGATTTCCTGATCCAGTTTTTTTAAGGAGTCTATTGTTTCCTGTCGATAAGACAGCACTTCACGAAGCTGGTTTATAGCTGCCAGCTTCTTTGTCATCCACTCATAAATTTCCTCATCTGTGTAGCCAGGCGCGACGATTTTGGGTTCTGTTTTGTGCATTTCACATCTCCTCAAGTTATCAGTTACTTGTTGATGGGGACCAGATTGTTAAAGAGCTAAGCGTCCTGTAGGGCGCTTTTTTGTTGCTAACGAATCATCCTGGACTTCATATGCCCCAGGCGGCTACTTCGTGGGCGTCCTGCCTGTTCGTTATTTTTGATATAAAATCTAACTTAACTTAGTTATTATGGCAAGAGAAAACACCAAACTTTTCTTAGTTCGGTGCCTTAGTTAGAGAAGAGAGGTCTTAGAGTTCGTATTGAACTCCTTTGACTACACCAATGATAAGGCAATTACCATTGATAGGGATGTTGGGATACCGAGGATTTAATGGCACTAAAAACTTTTGAGGGCCATCGATGACTAATTTTTTTACTGTAGCTTCGTTTGTTCCATCAAGTCGAGCGATGACTATTTTTCCATGACGAGGTTCTGCATCTGGATCTACAATCACTGTTGCGCCTTCTGGTATTGTTGGGAGGCCATTAGGGTTAGTCATGGAGTCACCTTTAACCTCTAATGCAAATGAGTTATCACCAATCTTTAATGATGTATCTACCCACTTGTCCACTTCACTAAACACTTCTGCTGCCCTGCACTCAGTAAACTGCCCAGCCTGAACCCACGATATTACAGGAACTCTGCGCATGTTTGTGACGAGTTTGCCTTCAAACTCAGCACCATAAAGAATGTAATCTATTGACGTATTGAAGAACTTCGCTAATTTCGAAAGTGCCTCCCCACCAGGGGTATTGATGTCTTTCTCCCAGTACCCCACAGCAACGTCACTTACTCCACAAAATTTACCCAATTCTTTCTGGGACGTTCCGGTAACTCTTCTCAGAGCTTTTATACGCTGACCAACCGTTTCCATAGGAGCACCATTTCTTGAATTGCTAAGTAATCTTAGTTTTTATTGACCAAAGATAGATTTGTAATTAGCATCTAATAAAACTTAGTTTGGAGGGCGTATGACAACTGACGATATCGAAAGCTACTTCGGCAGTATTGAGAAAGTTGCTGCTTTTTTCGGCATAACAACTGAAGCCGTTTATCAGTGGCGAAACCGTCCGGGCCAGTTAATTCCAAAAGGACGTGCAGCAGAAGCTGCATATAGAACTTGCGGACGGTTGCCATTTAAACCTGAGCTTTATGAAAAATCTAATGGATAAATCGATTAACAGAAACCACAGAACGATGAGGCTAACCGTGGGTAAGCATCACTGGAAAGTAGAAAAACAGCCTGAGTGGTACGTGAAAGCTGTCAGAAAAACTATCGCAGCGTTGCCGGGTGGTTACGCTGAAGCAGCTGACTGGCTGGATGTAACAGAAAACGCATTATTTAACCGCCTTCGTGCCGATGGCGATCAGATTTTCCCGCTGGGATGGGCAATGATTTTGCAACGTGCTGGTGGAACTCACTTCATTGCTGACGCTGTGGCGCAGTCTGCAAATGGCGTCTTTGTGTCTCTTCCTGACGTCGAGGATGTGGACAACGCCGATATTAACCAGCGCCTGCTGGAAGTCATTGAACAGATTGGCAGTTATTCCAGACAGATTCGTTCGGCAATCGAAGACGGTGTGGTGGAACCGCATGAGAAGACAGCAATTAACGACGAGCTGTATCTCTCAATTTCGAAGCTGCAGGAGCATGCAGCACTGGTCTACAAAATCTTTTGCATTTCAGAAAGTAATGACGCCCGCGAGTGTGCAGCTCCGGGCGCCGTGGCGTGTCGTGACTGTGGAGAAACTAACGCATGAACAGTTTAACAACACACTACCGTCGCTCGCAACTGATTGCGCTTCCTGTACCGGGTGGAAAAGCGAAGGTGGAGTATTGCTATGCAGTTAATGTACCAGGTGACAGGGAAATTGTAACCCACAGCTTTGCTGAGTGGGCTGTGGGTGATTTCAACCGGCAGAAGGAGACAGTCCTTTGCGACAAGTTAACCGCTGGTTCAAAGATCACTACGGAGTGCCCGTCAGAGTCATTCGTTGGGAGCCGGAAACACAACGAGTTATCTACCTCCGCGAAGGCTATGAGCATGAGTGCTTCAGCCCGCTCGAACAGTTTCGTCGTAAATTCAGGGAAATAGAGGTCGGTCATGAGCACTAAATTAACCGGCTATGTATGGGATGGTTGCGCTGCATCAGGCATGAAATTATCCAGCGTGGCAATTATGGCCCGCCTGGCTGATTTCAGTAATGACGAAGGTGTGTGCTGGCCATCAATTGAAACTATTGCCCGTCAGATTGGCGCGGGGATGAGTACCGTCAGGACGGCTATCGCACGGCTGGAAGCAGAAGGCTGGTTAACGCGTAAGGCGCGTCGCCAGGGTAACCGCAATGCGTCGAATGTTTATCAGCTTAACGTTGCGAAGCTTCAGGCAGCGGCATTTTCTCAACTGTCAGATTCTGACCCGTCAAAATCTGACGCATCAAAATCTGACCCGTCAAAATTTGATGCGTCGAAATCTGGCAAAAAAGCGGGTTTTCACCCGTCAGAATCTGGCGGGGATCCGTCAGTAAAATCAAAACATGATCCGTCAGATAAAAAACCTTCTCGTCCGGACGCTTCGCAACCGGACACGCAGACGGATGAACAGGATTTTTTAACTCGCCATCCTGATGCGGTTGTATTCAGCCCTAAAAAGCGCCAGTGGGGAACGCAGGATGATTTGACCTGCGCACAGTGGTTCTGGAAAAAAATCATCGCCCTGTACGAGCAGGCTGCCGAATGTGACGGCGAGGTGGTTCGTCCCAAAGAACCGAACTGGACAGCCTGGGCAAACGAAATTCGCCTGATGTGTGTGCAGGATGGTCGTACTCACAAACAAATCTGCGAGATGTACAGCCGCGTCAGCCGCGATCCGTTCTGGTGCCGTAACGTGCTCAGCCCGTCGAAGCTGCGGGAAAAATGGGATGAGCTTTCCCTGCGCTTATCGCCGTCCGTCAGCACGTACACAGAAAAACGCGAAGACCCGTACTTCAAAGCCAGTTACGACAATGTGGACTACAGCCAGATCCCGGCAGGATTCAGGGGGTGAGCATGAGTCTTTTGAATGACGTTCAGAAATTCATTGAAGCCCATCCGGGCTGTACTTCCGGAGACATTGCGGATGCTTTTGCAGGTTACTCACGGCAGCGCGTTCTGCAGTCAGCAAGCAAGTTACGTCAGAGTGGGCGTGTGGCTCACCGTTGTGAAGGAGATACACACAGACATTTCCCGCGCCTGACTGAGAGAGCGCAGGATCTGGAACCACAACCAGTTCGTGAAACCAGACCTGTGCGCAATTTCTATGTCGGCACTAACGACCCGCGGGTGATTTTGTGCCTGACCCGCCAGGCGGAAGAACTGGAGTCCAGGGGCTTATACCGTCGTGCTGCAACGGTGTGGATGGCGGTATTCCGTGAAAGCCACTCCCAGCCAGAACGAAACAATTTTCTGGCGCGTCGTGAACGGTGTTTACGGAAAAGCAGTAAGCGGGCTGCATCAGGTGAAGAGTGGTATCTCTCAGGGAATTACGTGGGGGCTTAATGAGTAATAAATATTGCCAGGCGCTGGTGGAACTGCGGAACAAACCAGCCCATGAACTGAAGGAAGTGGGCGATCAGTGGCGCACGCCGGACAACATTTTCTGGGGAATTAACACCCTGTTTGGCCCGTTTGTTCTGGATCTGTTCACTGACGGTGATAACGCCAAATGTGCTGCGTATTACACGGCGGAAGACAACGCGCTGGCGCATGACTGGTCAGAACGCCTTGCGGAGCTTAAAGGTGCTGCCTTTGGTAATCCCCCATACAGCCGCGCCAGTCAGCATGAGGGGCAATACATCACCGGCATGCGTTACATCATGAAGCATGCCAGTGCCATGCGTGATAAAGGCGGGCGCTATGTTTTCCTGATCAAAGCTGCCACCAGCGAAGTGTGGTGGCCGGAAGATGCAGATCATATTGCTTTTATTCGCGGGCGTATTGGTTTTGAACTGCCTGCCTGGTTTATCCCGAAGGATGAGAAGCAGGTGCCGACAGGCGCTTTCTTCGCTGGTGCTATTGCTATTTTCGACAAGACCTGGAAGGGACCGGCAATCAGCTACATCGGGCGCGATGAACTTGAGGCATGTGGTGAGGCCTTTCTGGCGCAGGTTCGCCAGCAGGAAGAAAAACTGGTCAGGGAGATGGCGGCATGACGACGTTAACTCAATGCCAGCAGCAGGTGCTGGATATGCTGATTTCTTATCAGAAAGAACGTGGTTTCCCGCCAACCAATCAGGAGGTGGCAACCATGCTGGGATACCGTTCAGTGAATGCAGCGGTGGAGCATCTTCGCGCACTGGAGAAAAAAGGCGTCATCACGATAAAGCGTGGCGTGGCCCGGGGCATCACGCTTCATACCGCGGTGAAGGACGACGACAGCGAGGCGGTCGGGATTATCCGCTCACTGCTTGCCGGTGAGGAAAACGCCAGGCTGCGTGCAGCCCACTGGTTACATGAGAGGGAGCTGAAAGTATGAAGCTAATACTGCCTTTTCCGCCCAGCGTGAACACGTACTGGCGACACCCCAACAAAGGGGCGTTTGCAGGTAAGAGCCTGATAAGCGCGGCGGGGCGCAAATTCCAGAGCGCGGCGTGTGCAGCAATAGTTGAGCAGTTACGTCGTCTGCCAAAACCAACGTCGGCACCTGCTTCAGTGGAGATCGTGTTGTTTCCTCCGGATAACCGGATCCGCGATCTGGACAACTATAACAAGGCGCTGTTTGACGCCCTGACCCACGCGGGGGTGTGGGAAGACGACAGACAGGTGAAAAGAATGCTGGTGGAGTGGGGACCGGTTATCCCGAAAGGAAAGGTCGAGATCACTATCAGTAAGTATGAGAAACCGGCGGGTGCAGCCGCCTGATTAAGAGGAGAAACGAAGTATGAATAATCTGATGGTCATTGATGGTATTGAAGTTCGTCGTGATGCTTATGGGCGTTACAGCCTGAACGATCTGCATCGCGCAGCAGTAGCATCTGGTGCAAATGCCAGAACCAAGGAGCCAGGAAAGTTTCTTTCCAGCCAACAAACTGTTGAGCTTGTTCATGAATTGACCAACACCCAGAATTTGGGTGTTGACCCAGTGAGTGTGATTCATGGGGGAAATGAACGGGGAACGTATGTCTGCAAGGAACTGGTGTATGCCTATGCAATGTGGATTAGCCCGTCATTCCATCTGAAGGTGATCCGTACTTTCGATATGGTAACCAGCGCACCGGAAAAATTATCCGGGCAGGCTGCTGACAAGATGCAGGCTGGTGTGATTCTGCTGGACTTTATGCGTCGGGAATTAAACCTGTCTAACTCATCTGTGCTTGGGGCTTGTCAGAAACTCCAGGAGGCTGTTGGCTTACCGAATCTGGCTCCGCGCTATGCAATTGATGCTCCTGCCGATGCACCCGATGGCTCAAGTCGCCCTACGCTGTCACTGAGTGCACTGCTGAAGCAGTATGGTATCCGCCTGACGGCTAATCAGGCATATCACCAGATGGTGAAGCTGGGGATCGTCGAGCAGCGCGAACGATACAGCCGTACCGCGATTAACAACATCAAAAAATTCTGGTCGCTGACAGCGAAAGGCTGCATGTTCGGCAAGAACATCACCAGTCCTGCAAATCCGCGCGAGACGCAGCCGCATTTCTTCGAATCCCGATTCCCTGAGCTGTTAAAGCTGCTCGATACCGTTCATTGAGGTGACCGTGAGAGCACTACTGACCCCTGAAATAGCCCCGCGTATGGGGATCGTATTGTTCAGACCCGGTTCAGAGCTGATGCCCCTGTTTATGCAGGGGCGTGTCCTGCTGGAGCCTGAGCCGGAACGTTATTCATCTTTCGCCAGTGGTGCCGTTCCCGCGGCATCACAACCGCTGGCGGATGATCCTGCCGTTCGAGCCGTGTTCTGCAATGAGGCAGTGATCCGTCGTGCTGGTGGCGTGGAATGTCTTGAAAGCTGGTTACTTCGTGAAAAGGGCTGTCAGTGGCCTCATTCCGACTGGCACAGCGAGAACATGACCACAATGCGACACGCGCCGGGCGCGATCCGTCTGTGCTGGCACTGCGATAACCAGCTGCGCGATCAGTTCACGGAACGGCTGGAATCAATGGCAACGGATAACTGTGCCCGCTGGGTGTTGTCTGTTGTGCGTCGGGATCTCGGTTTTGATGACAGTCACGTTGTGACAATGCCGGAACTGTGCTGGTGGCTGATTCGTAATGACCTGGCGGATGCCTTACCGGAAAGTGCAGCCCGTAAGGCACTGAGATTACCGAAGCCTGTTGTGCCGTCTGTCACCCGGGAAAGTGACCTTGTGCCTTCGGTTCCTGCCACCAGCATCATCCAGGATAAGGCGAAAAAGGTGCTGGCGCTGAAAGTGGATCCGGAGTCGCCGGAGTCTTTTATGTTACGCCCAAAACGTCGCCGCTGGGTTAATGAAAAGTACACGCGCTGGGTTAAGACACAGCCGTGTGCATGTTGTGGAAAGCCTGCTGATGATCCCCACCACCTGATAGGCCACGGTCAGGGTGGGATGGGTACAAAAGCGCATGACCTCTTTGTGTTGCCTTTGTGCAGAAAGCATCACGACGAGCTGCATGCGGATACCGTGGCATTTGAAGAGAAGTATGGCTCCCAGCTGGAGCTGATATTTCGTTTTATCGATCGTGCGCTGGCAATAGGCGTACTGGCGTAAGTGGAGAACGAGCATGAACCTTGAAGCTTTACCAAAATATTACTCCCCAAAATCTCCAAAATTGAGTGATGACGCACCGGCGACAGGCTCGGGTGGTTTAACAATTACAGATGTGATGGCTGCGCAGGGGATGGTGCAGTCGAAAGCACCGCTTGGGTTTGCCTTATTCCTGGCAAAAGTTGGTGTTCAGGATCCTCAGTTTGCGATTGAAGGTCTGCTCAATTACGCGATGGCACTGGATAACCCGACATTGAACAAATTGAGTGAAGAAATCCGGTTACAGATCATCCCTTACCTTGTGAATTTTGCCTTTGCTGATTATTCCAGGTCTGCGGCAAGTAAGGCTCGCTGTGAGCATTGTGCTGGTACTGGATTTCATAATGTATTGCGCGAGGTGGTGAAACACTCCAGAAGCGGGGAATCTGTTATCAAGGAAGAGTGGGTGAAGGAACTATGTCAGCATTGTCATGGTAAGGGAGAAGTCAGCACAGCGTGCAGAGGGTGTAAGGGTAAAGGTATTGTCCTGGATGAAAAAAGGACCCGGCTTCATGGCACGCCTGTTTATAAGATTTGTGGGCGTTGCAATGGAAACCGATTTAGCCGTTTACCAACCACACTGGCGCGGAATCATGTCCAGAAGCTGGTACCAGACCTGACGGATTATCAGTGGTACAAAGGATATGCAGATGTCATTGATAAACTGGTTACAAAGTGCTGGCAGGAAGAAGCATATGCAGAGACACAATTGAGAAAGGTGACAAGATAAATGATTTTCGACGAAGATGGCGACATGATACTTGCATTTTTCAAAAAATCTGGATAAGATTTTCTCAACGATGGGCTTTATGTATCTGCTGTTGATAACCTTCAAGAACTCGCCATTGAGCGGTTTTTTTATTGTGTAAAAACAGAATGACGGTATTAATTAGTAATATAATTATTCGACCATACAACTAGGGGTCGAAAAAATGTATGTTTTTGAGTTAATCAAGCCAGGCAGTAATCTTAAGTTTGAAAACAGAGAGTTAGAATGGACGTTTAATAACTTATTATCCCATTTAGAAACTGCATTTTATGATGCTAATGTAGCATTAAATTTATTCGAACAGGAAAGAACTAAGAATAACAGTAAATTCGATAATATTTCTCAGACATGGCAAGCTGATGTACAGAAACGACAAGCACTGGAAATGCTGGTTCGTAAAGAGTTTGGTTATCAACCTTATGAATATTCAGAACAGGTTTTTTCAGAGGTCGAGCTACGTCTAAAAAGAGAAAAATGGAATAACGGTGAATATCCGTTGGCTCATCAACACAGATTGATCTTCTTACATGCAAAATCATTTCTCTACGCTTTGGATGCTATTGATAAATTTTTAAAGGTAATTTCAAAAGAAAATGGCGCGCCAGAGAACATTAAAAAATTGCATGAACAGCTTTCTAAAGACTTTCCGGATTTAAGAAAGGTAAGGAATTCAGCTCAACACATGGAAGACAGAGTTCGTGGGCTTGGTGCAGAGAAAGAACCAAAGCCAATAAAACTCAAACCTGTAAATAATATTCATGTTGTTGCACCTCAGGGGGCATTGATGTTGAATAACTTATTCGGAACTAAATTTGGGTGCACTATGGCTGATGGCTATTATGGTGAAGTAGATATTTCGACAGAGTCTTTGGCAAAGTTGCAAAATTTAATCCAAAAAGTTTTTAATTCCTTCAGTTGGGAAGGACCAAAGCAACACCTTCCCCGATAACATTTTCTTTTTTATTGAAAGCCGCCAAATAATTGGCGGCTTTTTTATTTCACAGTACCCGCAAATATCGCGAGGTGAGAGATGACGAAATGCCTCATAACCCAAATACCTGGCTGGAGTTGGTCCAGAGCTGGTGGCGTGGAGACACGCCGCTGGGCGCAGTAATTATGTCGATCGTTATGGCTGGCTTGCGCATTGCCTATTTTGGCGGTGGTGGTGGCTGGAAGCGAAAAACGCTCGAGATTTTGCTCTGTGGCGCTCTGACACTGACTTTTGCATCCGCTCTTGAGTATGTCGGATGGCCTAAATCACTTTCTGTTGCCATTGGTGGTGGGGTGGGGCTGATCGGTGTCGATGCTATTCGTGGGGCTGCAATGCGAGTAATCGGTAATAAATTTGGTAGCTCGAAGGAGTAATTTATGCAGGCTCTAAATTCCCAGCGTAAAGCTTTCCTTGATATGGTGGCATGGTCAGAAGGAACGGATAACGGGCGACAACCGACACGTAACCACGGTTATGATGTTATTGTTGGTGGCGAACTGTTCACTGATTACTCCGATCACCCTCGCAAACTTGTCACGCTAAACCCCAAACTCAAATCAACAGCCGCCGGGCGTTATCAGCTTCTTTCACGCTGGTGGGATGCTTACCGTAAACAGCTTGGTTTGAAAGACTTCTCCCCCAAAAGCCAGGACGCAGTGGCATTGCAGCAGATTAAAGAGCGTGGCGCTTTAGCGATGATTGATCGCGGTGATATTCGTCAGGCTATCGACCGTTGCAGCAATATCTGGGCTTCACTGCCGGGGGCTGGTTACGGTCAGTTCGAGCATAAGGCTGACAGCCTGATTGCAAAATTTAAAGAAGCTGGCGGAACGGTCAGAGAGATGGAGGCATGAGCAGAGTCACCGCGATTATCTCCGCTCTGGTTATCTGCATCATCGTCTGCCTGTCATGGTCTGTTAATCATTACCGTGACAACGCCATCACCTATAAAGACCAGCGCGATAAAAAAGTCAGTGAGCTGCAGCTGGCGACCGCCACCATTACTGACATGCAGCAGCGCCAGCGTGATGCTGATGCACTTGATGCTAAATACACGAAGGAGTTAGCTGATGCGAAAGCTGAAAATGATGCTCTTCGGCGCAAGCTTGATAATGGTGGTAGGGTGCTCGTCAAAGGCAGATGTCCAGTGCCAGCCACAACAAAAGCCTCCGGCACCGCCAGCGTGGGCAATGATGCCACCGTCGAACTCTCTCCAATTGCTGGACGAAACCTTCTCGGTATCAGATCCGGAATTATCAGAGATCAAGCATCATTGAGAGCGTTACAGGAATATATTGACACTCAGTGTCGGAAGTAAACTCTTTTGCTGGAATAAATAGTTATTGCGAATAGGTGCTGCTAAATGTTGGTCGCTTGTGTAAAATATAGTGGTAAGGTGTCTTTTTATAGTGGTAAGTACGCATGGACTATTTTTACATAGCAACTAAATCGCAAAATCCTTGGGTTAAGTATAGGCCTTTGGCAGTAGGAGATTTAGCTAGCACCTCATTCCCAAATCCATTTTTTAATTATTTCTTAAGTTCAAACATCCCTCCAATACCAGTAAATGTTAACGGGCATCTAACTGACTATACGAGAATGCAGTGGCTTTATGGCCTAAAGACAGGGTCACTTACTACTAAGTGTTCTGTACAAGATATAGCGGCAGTTGGTCAAGAATTGGCTATGCATTTTTGTAAATATACTAGAGAACTGATTTGGGAAGCCGTTCGAGTTGAATGTTACCCAAAAAAGCCTTCAAGACAGAAATGCTTATGGGTTTCACAAGGTGAAGAAAGTCTTCACTATTGGATTTCGCAGTTGGGATTGGGGGACAATCAGACTGTGTTCAGAGTTGAGTTGGATGGAGTTATACATGAGGCGAGTGATGAACATTTGATGAATGACGATATACCGTATGATATTGCCTTAGAAAAAGCTCATAAATATTGGAGTGGTGAAATAGTTGATCCGTTAAAAAAGGAAATACTTTTTGAAGGAAATATGCGGATTCTAGAGCACATTTTATAGCCGCCTTCTGGCGTTTTTTGTTGCCATCACCATGGACAAACATCATCGTGATGATTGCAGGAAAACTTTAAATGCCACCACGAACCCCAAAAGCCTGCCGTGTTCGCGGCTGCCGCAATACCACGACTGACCCGTCAGGCTACTGCGAAAGCCACAAAAGCGAAGGCTGGAAGCAATACAAGCCAGGACAATCCCGTCATCAGCGCGGTTATGGTTCGAAATGGGATGTTATCCGTGAACGTGTGCTCAAGCGTGACAAAGGCCTGTGTCAGTTATGTCGGCGTGCTGGTGTGGTGCGTGAGGCGAAGACCGTTGACCACATCATCCCTAAATCGCATGGCGGCACTGATGTCGACAGTAATCTGCAGAGTTTGTGCTGGCCGTGTCATAAGGCGAAGACGGCCCGTGAACGGCTGAAGTAAGAACCAGTTCCCACTGCCAGAGGGGAGGGGCGGGTCAAATCCCTGTGACCTGACGTCTTCCGGACTGCCCGCCCCATCGTTTTTTTATACCCGCGAAAAATGAAATTTAACCAGGAGTGCCGCATATGGCTGGAACGGCGGGGCGTTCCGGGCGTCGCCCCAAGCCAACGGCGCGCAAGGCGCTGGCCGGAAACCCCGGCAAGCGAGCCCTGAATAAAGATGAACCTGTTTTTACGCCCATCAAAGGTGTTGAGCCACCGGAGTGGTTCGCTGAAGAAGATCTCCCTCTCGCCACGATCATGTGGCAACTGACAACCAAAGAACTCTGCGGTCAGGGCCTGCTGTGCGTGACTGACCTCGCGGTGCTTGAGCGGTGGTGCGTGGCCTATGAGTTCTGGCGACGTGCCGTGAAAAATATTGCCAGCCAGGGCAACACCATTACCGGTGCAATGGGCGGTATGGTCAAAAACCCGGAGCTGACCGCCAAGAAAGAACAGGAGTCCGAGATGAGCAGCACGGGGGCAATGCTCGGACTCGACCCCAGCAGCCGCCAGCGTCTGATTGGCCTGGCGGGGCAGAAGAAAGCCACTAACCCGTTTCTGAAAATCATCGAGTCATGAGCCGGAAATCTTACCCCAACGTAAATGCTGCCAATCAGTATGCCCGGGATGTCGTGCGCGGAAAGATTGTTGCCTGCCAGTTTGTGATTCAGGCCTGCCAGCGCCATCTTGATGACCTGATGGCGGAAAAAAGTAAGTCGTTTCGTTACCGCTTCGACAAGGACCTGGCTGAACGGGCTGCGAAATTTATTCAGCTGTTGCCGCACACCAAGGGTGAGTGGGCATTCAAACGGATGCCCATCACGCTGGAGCCGTGGCAGCTATTTGTGATCTGCTGTGCGTTTGGCTGGGTCAATAAAGGCACCCGGTTGCGCCGCTTCCGGGAGGTGTATACCGAAATCCCCCGTAAGAACGGCAAATCAGCAATCTCTGCCGGTGTTGCCCTGTATTGTTTTGCCTGTGATAACGAGTTTGGCGCGGAAGTGTATTCCGGTGCCACGACAGAGAAACAGGCGTGGGAAGTCTTTCGCCCGGCGCGACTGATGTGTAAACGCACACCCATGCTGACGGAAGCGTTCGGGATTGAGGTTAACGCCTCAAACATGAACCGTCCGGAGGATGGCGCGCGGTTTGAACCGCTGATCGGCAACCCCGGTGATGGTTCATCACCCCACTGTGCCGTGGTTGATGAATATCACGAGCATGCCACCGATGCGCTTTATACCACAATGCTTACCGGGATGGGGGCGCGACGTCAGCCACTGATGTGGGCCATCACCACCGCCGGGTACAACATTGAGGGGCCGTGCTACGACAAGCGGCGGGAAGTCATCGAGATGCTCAACGGCTCGGTGCCTAACGATGAACTGTTCGGGATCATCTATACCGTTGATGAAGGTGACGACTGGACCGACCCGCAGGTGCTGGAAAAAGCCAATCCAAATATTGGCGTGTCGGTTTATCGCGAATTTTTGTTAAGTCAGCAGCAGCGTGCGAAAAATAACGCCCGTCTGGCAAACGTCTTTAAAACAAAACACCTCAATATCTGGGTGTCGGCGCGTTCGGCGTATTTCAACCTGGTGAGCTGGCAGAGCTGCGAGGATAAATCACTGACCCTTGAGCAGTTCGAGGGGCAGCCGTGCATTCTGGCCTTTGACCTGGCGCGTAAGCTGGATATGAACAGCATGGCGCGACTTTATACCCGCGAGATTGACGGTAAAACGCATTACTACAGTGTGGCCCCGCGCTTCTGGGTACCGTATGACACGGTGTACAGCGTCGAGAAAAATGAAGATAGACGGACAGCCGAACGCTTTCAGAAATGGGTGGAAATGGGCGTCCTGACCGTTACCGATGGTGCAGAGGTGGATTATCGCTACATCCTCGAGGAGGCCAAAGCGGCGAACAAAATCAGCCCGGTCAGTGAGTCACCCATCGACCCCTTCGGGGCGACCGGGCTGTCACATGACCTTGCTGATGAAGATCTGAATCCCGTCACTATCGTCCAGAACTTCGCCAATATGTCCGATCCGATGAAAGAGCTGGAAGCAGCGATTGAATCGGGACGCTTTCATCATGACGGCAATCCCATCATGACCTGGTGTATCGGCAATGTGGTCGGCAAAAACATGCCAGGTAACGATGATTTAGTGAAGCCCGTCAAGGAGCAGGCGGAAAACAAAATCGATGGTGCGGTTGCACTGATTATAACGATCGGTCGGGCAATGCTCAAAGAACCTGACGATTTCCTCTCATCTCTTGATCCGGACGATGATCTCTTAATTCTATGAAATCACTAATTGCTGATGTTATCGGGCTGGCTGGTTTTGGCCTGCTTACGTGCGGGGTTTACCTGCAGTTTGGTATGGCTCCGGCTCTGATTTTGTCCGGTGCTTTACTGCTGGTGGGCGCACTGGCTATGGCCAGAAGGGGGACGCGTGCTGCTTGATGCTCTGTTCAGAAGTAAATCACTGGAGAATCCTTCCACCCCGATAACCGGGGATGCCGTTGATACTGATGGGCTGTTCCGGGCAGACGTTTATGTCAGTCCTGAGACTGCGATGAAACTGGCTGCGGTGTATTCCTGTATCTATGTCCTGTCTTCCAGCCTTGCCCAGATGCCGTTGCATGTTATGCGCAGGCACAATGGGAAGGTTGAACCCGCACGCGATCATCCTGCGTTTTATCTGGTTCATGATGAGCCCAATACCTGGCAAACCAGCTACAAATGGCGCGAACTGAAGCAACGTCACATCCTTGGCTGGGGGAATGGGTATACCTGGGTGAAACGTAATCGTCGCGGTGAAGTCATATCCCTGGATTGCTGTATGCCGTGGGAAACGACGCTGATGAATACTGGTGGCCGATATACCTACGGTTTGTACAACGAATATGGGGTGTTTGCGATCAGTCCGGACGATATGATCCACATCCGTGCGCTGGGTAATAATCAGAAGATGGGGCTGAGTCCGATTATGCAACATGCCGAAACAATAGGCATGGGGATGAGCGGTCAGAAGTACACAGAAAGCTTCTTCAGCGGTAATGCCCGTCCGGCGGGGATAGTATCCGTTAAAAGCGGACTCAATAAGGAAAGCTGGGGCTGGCTTAAAGATCAGTGGCAGAAGGCATCGCAGGCGTTACGCCGCCAGGAAAACAAAACCATGCTGCTGCCAGCCGATCTGGATTACAAGGCACTGACTGTGTCGCCAGTTGACGCTCAGATCATTGACATGATGAAGCTGAACCGTTCAATGATCGCCGGTATTTTCAATATTCCTGCGCACATGATTAATGACCTCGAAAAAGCCACCTTCTCCAATATTTCTGCGCAGGCGATTCAGTTTGTTCGCTACACGATGATGCCGTGGGTGACGAACTGGGAGCAGGAGCTTAACCGTCGCTTGTTTACCCGCGCTGAGTTAGCTGCCGGGTATTACGTCAGGTTCAATCTGACGGGGCTTTTACGCGGAACTCCGCAGGAGCGCGCGCAATTCTATCACTTCGCTATTACCGATGGATGGATGAGCCGTAATGAGGCCCGCGCATTCGAGGATATGAATCCGGTTGAAGGGCTGGACGAGATGCTGGTAAGCGTGAATGCTGCTAACCCGGCAGGAGATTTTAAGCCCCCAAAAAACGATGAGGGAAAAACCAATGAATGACCGTGAAATCCGTTGTTACAGCGGTGAGGTGCGTGCTGAGCGGCATGACGATAACCCGGCGCACATTATCGGTTATGGATCGGTGTTTGACTGTCGTTCTGAGCTGATATTCGGTTCATTCCGCGAAATCATCCGGCCCGGCGCTTTTGACGATGTGCTTGGTGATGATGTACGCGCACTGTTTAACCACGATCCTAATTTTATTCTTGGGCGTAGTGCAGCAGGCACGCTGAATCTTTCAGTTGATGAGCGCGGATTGCGCTATGACATCCAGGCTCCGGAGACACAGACCATTCGTGATCTGGTGCTGGCCCCGATGCAACGTGGAGATATTAACCAGTCATCTTTCGCTTTCCGTGTCGCCCGTGACGGTGAGGAGTGGTATCAGGATGAGGACGGGGTTGTTATTCGCGAGATAACCCGCTTTTCCCGTCTGCTGGATGTCAGTCCTGTGACATATCCTGCCTATCAGGAGGCTGACTCGGCTGTTCGCTCCATGAAAGCATGGAAGGAGGCGCGCAACAGTGGCGCGCTACAGAAAGCCATTAATCAACGTATGGCGCGTGAACGCGTCCTGACCCTTCTTAACGCGTAAAGGAAACATCATGAAACTGCATGAACTGAAACAGAAACGTAATACTATCGCAACTGACATGCGCGCCCTGAATGAAAAAATTGGTGATAACGCATGGACGGAAGAGCAGCGCACTGAGTGGAACAAAGCAAAATCCGAACTGGAAGCGCTTGATGAACGAATTGCACGCGAAGAAGAACTGCGTCGTCAGGATCAGGCGTACATTGAAAGCAATGAGGAAGAGCAGCGTCAGAATCTTGATCCGGAAAACAATCCGCAACAGGATGAGAAACGAGCTCAGGTTTTTGATAAGTGGATGCGTCACGGTGCCAGTGAGCTGACATCAGAAGAACGAAAGGCGTTGCGTGAACTTCGTGCCCAGGGTGTAGCTCAGGATGAAAAGGGCGGATATACCGTACCAGAAACATTCCTGGCGAAAGTTGTTGAGAAGATGAAATCCTACGGTGGCATCGCCAGTGTGGCGCAGATTCTGACCACTTCTGACGGTCGCACTATGGAGTGGGCAACAGCTGATGGTACTTCCGAAGTTGGTGTTCTGCTGGGCGAAAATGAAGAAGCCGGTGAAGAAGACACCGATTTCGGTATGGGAAGTCTTGGGGCGCTCAAAATGACATCGAAAATCATTCGTGTGTCTAATGAGTTGCTGCAGGACAGCGCGATCGATATGGAAGCTTATCTTGCCCGTCGCATTGCTGAACGTATTGGTCGTGGTGAAGCCCGTTATCTGATTCAGGGGACGGGTGCTGGTACGCCTAAACAACCCAAAGGGCTGGTCGCATCTGTGACCGGCACAACACAGACTGCCGCGGCAAATACGGTGAAGTGGCAGGAAATTCTGGCTCTGAAACACAGCATTGATCCTGCATATCGTCGCGGGCCGAAATTCCGCCTGGCGTTTAACGATAATACGCTGAAACTGATCAGTGAGATGGAAGACGGTCAGGGACGCCCTTTATGGTTGCCGGATATTGTTGGTGTGGCACCTGCTTCAGTGTTGAATGTACCGTATGTCATTGATCAGGAAATTGATGATATCGGGGCGGGTAAAAAATTCATGTTCTGTGGTGACTTTGATCGCTTCATTATCCGTCGTGTGCGATACATGATTCTTAAACGTCTGGTTGAGCGTTACGCGGAATATGATCAGACCGGTTTTCTGGCCTTCCATCGTTTTGACTGTATCCTGGAAGACACCTCTGCCATTAAAGCGCTGGTGGGGAAAGGTAGCGTTGGTGGTTGATTAGTCTTTTTACGTAATACAGCACGCCGCGTAATGCGGTTTTTTTGTGCCCGCGTTCTGGCGGGCACAGGAGGTTTTATGCTGTTAAAAATGGAAGAGATTAAGCTTCAGCTCCGTCTGGATGATGATTTCTCTGATGAAGATGAGTTGCTTGAACTGCTTGGTAAGGCCGCTCAGAGTCGTACGGAAAACTTCCTTAACCGTAAGTTGTATGCAACCGCAGATGACAGGCCTGCGGATGATCCTGATGGGCTTGTGATATCTGATGATGTGAAGCTGGCGCTTCTGCTACTTGTCAGCCATTTCTACGAAAACCGCTCAACGGTTACAGACGTTGAGAAAATGGAGTTGCCAATGAGTTTTAACTGGTTGGTTGTTCCTTATCGCCTTATACCACTATGAAAATTCGTCAGGCGCAGACCAGCGCAACCTACATTCTGCCGGATCCCGGCGAACTTAATAAACGCGTCCTGATCCGCCAGCGGGTGGATATGCCCGCGGATAACTTTGGCGTGGAGCCTCAATACCCGGTTGCGTTCCGGGCATGGGCGAAGGTTATCCAGACCAGTGCCACCACCTGGCAGGAAACCGCGCAGATCGGAGACGCCATCACCCATTACATCACCATTCGCTACCGCCGGAGGATCACTGCTGATTATGAGGTGGTCTGTGATGACAGTGTGTACCGGGTGAAACGTCAGCGTGATCTGAACGGGGCGCGGCGCTTTCTGCTGCTGGAGTGTACGGAACTGGGTGCCGAAGAACAAATGGGAGGACGCAGTGGAGCAGACAGCATTTTTACACGTTGATTTCAAACAACCGGAGGAGATGGAGTTTAATCGTGCCAGGCTCCGAAGGGCATTTGTTCAAATCGGGCGTGTCTATATGCGTGATGCCCGGCGGCTGGTGATGCGACGTGGTCGGTCTGCTCCAGGTGAAAACCCCGGCTATCAGACCGGACGACTTGCGCGCTCTATAGGTTATTACGTCCCCCGTAAAAGCTCCCGTCGTTCTGGCCTGATGGTCAGGATCTCCCCTAACCAGAAAAACGGGCAGGGTAACCGGCGTTTTCCTGAAGGTTCTGCGTATTATCCGGCGTTTCTGTATTACGGTGTGCGTCATGCCGCATACGGGATGAGCAAAAAGGATAAGCGCCAGAAAAAGCAGCATTCATCCCGCTGGCGGCTGGCACCACGTAATAACTTTATGGCTGATGTCATCGACCAGCGTCGTTACTGGACACAAAAGTTACTGTCCCGTGAGTTACAGCGGTCATTACGTCCTGTAAGAAGGAAAAAAACATGAAACTGACGCCTGTTATTGCTGCGCTGCGTGCCCGCTGCCCGTATTTTGAAAACCGGGTGGCAGGCGCGGCCCAGTTCAAAAATCTGCCGGAGGTCGGAAAGCTGAAACTCCCGGCGGCATATGTGGTACCGGGGGATGATTCTCCGGGAGAAAACAAAAGCCAGACCGACTACTGGCAGGAGCTGAAAGAGGGCTTCTCCGTGGTTGTCATACTGAGTAACTGGCGTGATGAGCGCGGTCAGTTTGCCTCGTATGATGTGGTGGACGATGTCCGGCAGATGCTCTTTAAGGCCCTGCTGGGCTGGAACCCGGAAGCGTGCGGTAACCCGATTACCTATGACGGCGGCACGCTGCTGGATCTGAATCGTCATGAGCTGATTTATCAGTTCGATTTTTCGGTCATCAGCGAGCTGACCGAAGACGATACCCGCCAGCAGGATGAGCTGAACAGTCTGGATGAACTGCGAACGCTGGCGATTGATGTTGATTATCTCGATCCCGGTAACGGGCCTGACGGCGATATCGAACATCACACCGAAATAACCCTTCCTTCCTGAGAATCTTCATGTTTGTGAAACCTGTTAAAGAGCGGTCAGTGCCTGACCCTGCCCGCGGTGACCTTTTGCCCACCGAAGGGCGAAATGTTGACGAGAACAACTACTGGCTGCGCCGTGAAGCAGCGGGAGATATCCGGCGCGTGAATAAAAAGGTGAACACCGATGACGATGAGCTTTAACACCATTCCGTCGAATACGCTGGTTCCGCTGTTTTATGCGGAAATGGATAACTCGGCGGCGAATACTGCACAGGACAGCGGGGCATCGTTGCTGATTGGTCACGCCAATAACGGTGCAGAGATTGTTGCCAACAGTCTGGTGCTGATGCCGTCGGCAGACTATGCACGCCAGATTTGTGGTGCGGGAAGTCAGCTGGCGCGTATGGTCGAGGCTTATCGCCAGACCGACCCGTTTGGCGAGCTGTATGTGATTGCCGTTCCGGAAGCCACAGGCGCGGCGGCAACGGTTACGCTGACGGTGACCGGAGCAGCAACCGAAACCGGCACGGTGAATGTTTATGTGGGACGTACCCGCGTGCAGGCACCGGTGACCAACGGCGATAACGTCACGACGATTGCCAGCAGTATCAAAGATGCCATCAATGCCGTTCCGGCCCTGCCGTTTACGGCCTCATCTTCGGCAGGCGTGGTCACACTGACCGCGCGTCATAAGGGGCTTTGCGGGAATGAAATTCCTGTCAGCCTCAATTACTACGGCTTTGGTGGGGGCGAAGTGCTGCCAGCGGGCGTACAGATTGCCGTGGCGACGGGTACCGCCGGAACGGGCGCTCCTGTTCTCACCGGCGCGGTGGCTGCAATGGCGGATGAGCCGTTTGATTATATCGGCCTGCCGTTCAACGACACGGCCTCCGTTAACACGCTGGTGACCGAGATGAACGATACCAGCGGTCGCTGGAGCTATGCGCGTCAGCTGTATGGTCATGTGTATACGGCAAAGACAGGCACACTGTCAGAACTGGTGAACGCAGGTGACCAGTTTAACCAGCAGCACATCACCCTGGCGGGGTACGAAAAAGAGACCCAGACGCCTGCCGACGAGCTGGCGGCAAGCCGTACCGCCCGCGCAGCAGTGTTTATCCGCAACGATCCGGCACGTCCCACGCAGACCGGTGAGCTGGTGGGTATGCTGCCTGCGCCGAAGGGGAAACGGTTCACGATGACCGAACAACAGACCCTGCTGTCTCATGGCGTGGCAACGGCGTATGTCGAAAGCGGGGTACTGCGCATTCAGCGTGATGTCACCACGTACAGGAAAAACGCTTACGGGGTTGCGGATAACAGCTACCTCGACAGCGAGACGCTGCATACCAGTGCGTATGTACTGCGCAAACTGAAATCCGTCATTACCAGTAAGTACGGGCGTCACAAGCTTGCCAGCGACGGTACCCGCTTTGGTCCCGGTCAGGCGATTGTCACCCCGGCGGTGATCAAAGGGGAACTGCTGGCAACCTACCGTCAGCTTGAGCGTGCGGGGATCGTGGAAAACTACGAACTGTTTAAGCAGTACCTGGTTGTGGAGCGTGATGCCAGCGATCCGAACCGCCTGAACACGCTGTTCCCGCCTGACTATGTTAACCAGTTGCGTGTCTTTGCCGTGGTTAACCAGTTCCGTCTTCAGTATTCAGAGGAGTCTGCATAATGGCCCGTATCGGGGGAACCTGTTATTTCAAAATTGACGGTCAGCAGCTATCGCTGACTGGCGGCATTGAGGTGCCCATGAACAGGACGGTCAATGATGACATCATCGGCCTGGACGGTTCAGTGGACCGCAAGGAAACTCACCGTGCGCCCTATGTCAAAGGGACCTTCAAGGTGCCGAAGAATTTTCCGGTGAGCAAAATCACCTCGTCTGATGAGATGACCATCACTGCCGAGCTGGCGAACGGTCAGGTCTATGTACTGTCGTCCGCCTGGCTGCACGGTGAAGCGAACCATAATGCCGAAGAAGGCACGGTCGATCTTGAGTTCCACGGTGAAGAAGGGGATTACCAGTAATGAAAGAGCTTGAGTTAAAGAAACCGATTATTGCTCATGGCGAGACACTCTCCGTACTGGAGTTTGATGAACCCACCGGGAAGGATGTCCGCGAGCTGGGGTATCCCTACCAGATGAATCAGGATGAGTCCGTCAGACTTCTGGCGCATGTGGTGTCGAAATACATTGTGCGGCTGGCGAAAGTGCCGCAAAGCTCTGTCGACCAGATGTCTCCGGCAGACCTGAATGCAGCGGCGTGGCTTGTGGCCGGTTTTTTCCTCCAGGCCTGACGGCTGAATACCTCACTGATCGCTTCTTTGACTGCGCCAGTTACTGGCGCATTAATCCCTTCGAATTGCTGAATATGCCGATCAGTGAAATTCCCTTGCTGGTCAGTCAGGCAAACAGGATAGAGCAGGAGAAACGCACACATGGCTGAATTTGAGCTTAAGGCGTTGATCACCGGTGTCGACAGGCTTTCTCCCGCGCTGTCGAAAATGCAAAAGAAAATCCGGGGATTTAAACGCCAGGCGGAAGAAGCGTCACAGGGTGGGCTGGCGCTTGGTGGCGGACTGGCTGCGGGTCTGACGCTTTCCCTGAAATCTTATGCCGATCAGGAAAACGCCGCCACCGGGCTGAAAGTCGCCATGATGGATGCGAACGGCGAGGTTGGAAAGAGCTTTCAGGACATCAATAAACTGGCTATTGGCCTGGGTAACCAGCTACCCGGTACAACGGCTGATTTCCAGAACATGATGCAGATGCTGGTGCGTCAGGGGATCCCGGCAGAAAACATTCTGGGCGGTGTGGGTAAAGCGACAGCTTATCTTGCGGTACAACTGAAAAAAACACCGGAAGCGGCTGCTGAGTTTGCTGCAAAGATGCAGGATGCTACCGGAACGGCGTCAGAAGACATGATGGGGCTGTTCGACACTATCCAGAAGGCGTTTTATCTGGGCGTTGACGATACCAACATGTTGTCCTTCTTCACTAAAACCAGTTCTGTTCTGAAGATGGTGAACAAGGACGGTCTTCAGGCTGCACAGAGCCTTGCCCCTATCAGCGTCATGATGGATCAGATGGGGATGAACGGGGAGTCGGCAGGTAATGCCCTGCGAAAAGTTATCCAGTCCGGATTAAGCGTTAAGAAAATCAGGGACGTTAATAAAGTTATGGCCCGCCAGAAACTCGGAGTGCAGCTCGATTTTACTGACAGCAAAGGGAGTTTTGGCGGTCTTGATAACATGTTTAAGCAACTGGCAAAGCTGCGAAAACTGACCGACGTTAAGCGAACAGGTGTACTTAAGGCAATATTTGGTGATGATGCCGAAACCCTTCAGGTGGTCAATGCTCTGATCGATAAAGGAAAGGATGGCTACGATCAGATCCAGCAGAAGATGAATAAACAGGCCAGCCTGAATAAACGTGTTCAGGCCCAGCTTGGTACGCTGTCCAACTTGTGGGAGGCAATGACGGGGACCGCAACTAACGGCCTTGCGGCTATTGGCGGCGCATTTTCTGGTGACGCCAAAAATATCACGCAATGGCTGGGGGAGTTGGGGGAAAAATTCACGAAGTTTGCGGATGAAAATCCCCGGGTTATTCGCGGCGTCGTCGGACTTGCTGCCGGTCTTGCGATTCTGAAACTGGGATTGATGGGCGTGGGCAGTGCCATCAGTATTGTCAGCAGGATCATGTCGATGACGCCGATTGGCATGATTGCGACGGCGATAGCCCTGGCTGCGGGATTAATTATCACTAACTGGGATGTTGTCGGACCTTATTTCAAGAAGCTCTGGGAAACCATTGGTCCTTATTTTGAGGCTGGCTGGGAACTCCTTAAGAAAGTTTTTGCCTGGTCGCCGCTGGGGATGGTGATCAATAACTGGGGGCCGGTTGTTAAGTGGTTTCAGGATATGTGGGACAAGCTGAAGCCAATTATTGAGTGGTTTACCGACAGTTCCGGTGACACGGTCGATGCCATTAACTCGGCGCAGTGGGGCGCGGGTGCTTATGATGCTTATGGGACGGGAATACCGGCGCGGGGATACACACCTTATCCGGCGGTGGATCCGGCTCAGTCAAACAACGCCTCCGATGCCACAGGCCCGAATCCCTTCATGATTAACAAAGCTTCTGCGCCAAAAGTTGATGGTGAGATCAAGGTCTCTTTTGTGAATTCGCCTCCGGGTATGCGGGTTATGGAAACGCGATCCAGCGGTTTTGATGTCAGCCATGATGTTGGCTATACGCGCTTTGGCAGGTAATGAAAAATTAATCTGTTAATGAGTCCCACTCCGGTGGGATTTTTTATGTACGGAGTTTATATGACGTGGAAAGACAGACTTCAGGACGCGTCATTTCGCGGTGTGCCGTTTAAGGTTGAAGAAGAAAGTGCGGGAACCGGTCGTCGTGTGGAAACGCACGAATACCCGAACCGCGACAAACCCTATACCGAAGACCTGGGGAAAATCACTTTCCGCCCGTCCATCACGGCTTATGTGGTGGGAGATGACTGCTTTGACCAGCGCGATCGCCTGATTGACGCGCTGAATAAACCCGGTCCCGGCACGCTTGTCCATCCGACTTACGGTGAGCTGAAAGTCTGTGTTGACGGAGAGGTTCGGGTCAGCACATCGAAGAGTGAAGGGCGTATTGTCCGCTTTGACCTGAAGTTTGTCGAAGCGGGAGAACTCTCTTACCCCACATCAGGTGCGGCGACGGCGCAGACGCTGATGTCATCCTGTTCTGCACTGGATGACTGCATCAGTGACAGCTTCAGCGGTTTCAGTATCGATGGCGTGGCGGATTTTGTGCAGAACGACGTCGTCGGTAATGCCGGCACAATGCTTGGGTATGTTTCTGATGCGATGAAAGTGGTGGATTCTGCCGTATCGGATGCTGCCAGGCTGTTGCAGGGGGATATCTCGGTACTTCTGCCGCCACCATCGTCAGGCAAAAATTTCGTTGAGCAGGTGCAGAAAATGTGGCGTACCGGTAAACGCCTTTATGGTAACGCCAGCGACCTGGTCACCATGATCAAAACGCTTTCCGGTGTCAGCCTCGGCAGCGATCTGCAACCGCGCGGCGTCTGGAAAACGGACAGTAAAACCACCGCCACGGCGACGCATCAGCGTAACGAGGTTGCCAGCACCCTTCGTACGACCGCAATCAGCGAAGCGGCGTATGCCGTCACCCGATTGCCTGCGCCAACAACTTCCGCGGTGATGCAGAATGCCGCAGTGGGGCAGGCAACAACACCTGCGCAGAGCACTGGCTGGCCTTCCGTCACGCATCCGGCACTGAACAATGCACCGGCGGTGAAAAACACGGTTGACCTGCCAACGTGGGAAGAACTGACTGACATTCGCGACACACTGAATACGGCAATTGATAAGGAGTTGTCCCGTACAACCAGTGATGCGCTGTTTCTGGCACTGCGCCGGGTGAAAGCAGATCTGAATGCGGATATCAACACGCGCCTTGAACAGTCTGCACGGATCATTCAGCGCACACCGGATGAGGTTTTACCCGCGCTGGTGCTGGCGGCGACCTGGTTTGATAACGCGGCGCGTGATGCGGACATTATCCGGCGTAATGCCATTACGCATCCCGGCTTTGTGCCGGTGATCCCTCTGAAGGTGCCAGTGCAATGAACGACAATGTCACGCTACGGGTAAATGGCCGGGAGTGGAATGGCTGGACATCGGTGCGCATCGGTGCCGGTGTTGAACGACTGGCGCGGGATTTCAGTGTGGAGATCACCCGCCAGTGGCCGGGTGATGAGGGTATCACCACGCTTCAGCCGCGCATTAAAAACGGTTCAAAAGTGGAGGCGCTGATTGGTGATGAGCTGGTGATCACCGGCTGGGTGGAGGCGACGCCCGTTCGTTACGATGCCCGTTCGGTCAGCACCGGTATTGCCGGACGCAGTCTGACCGCTGACCTGATTGATTGTGCAGCCGAACCGACACAGTTTAACGGACGATCACTGGTACAGATTGCGCAGACGCTTGCTGCGCCCTTCGGCATTGAGGTGGTGAACAGCGGTGCGCCGTCGGGTGTTATTCCTGATGTCCAGCCTGATCACGGTGAAACGGTGATCGAGGTGATTAACAAAATACTCGGTCAGCAGCAGGCGCTGGCTTATGACGACCCGCACGGCAGGCTGGTGATTGGCGGTATTGGCTCAACGCGGGCACATACCGCGCTGGTACTCGGGGAAAACATCCTTTCCTGCGATACGGAGAAGAGTATCCGGGAGCGGTTTTCTGTTTACCAGGTGGCGGGGCAGCGTGCCGGAAACGACGATGATTTCGGTGAGGCCACCACAACTGCGCTGCGGGCCCGCACAGAGGACGCATTTATTGCCCGTTACCGTCCGATGTATATCAGGCAGACAGGGCAGGCTACGGGGGCAGGCTGTATTGCGCGTGCTGACTTTGAAGCCCGACAACGGGCGGCGCGGACGGATGAAACCACCTATGTGGTGCAGGGCTGGCGACAGGGTAACGGTACGCTGTGGCAGCCCAACCAGCGGGTGATTGTCTTCGATCCGGTCTGTGGTTTCGACAATACCGAACTGCTTGTCTCGGAAGTCACGTTTACTCAGGACCAGAACGGCACCCTGACGGAAATCCGTGTCGGCCCGCCTGATGCTTATCTGCCTGAACCCGAAGCCCCCGGCGCGCGGAAAAAGAAAAAAGCCAGAGTACAGGAGGACCCGTTCTGATGAGGACGATTGAAGCCATGCAGCGACAACTCCTCGGCCTGATTGGGCGGGCCGTGGTGAAAAGCATCAGTGCCGCCACGAAATGTCAGACCGTGGATGTGTCCCTGATTGCCGGTGAACCCAAAGCCGGGGTTGAACATCTTGAACCCTACGGTTTTACCGCAAGGGCAAACAGCGGTGCGGAAGCGGTGGTGTTGTTTCCGGATGGCGACCGTTCTCATGCGGTGGTTGTTACGGTGTCGGACCGGCGCTACCGCCTGAAAGGGCTGCAGACGGGTGAGGTGGCTGTCTATGACGATCAGGGGCAGTCCGTGACGCTGACCCGGGAGGGGATCGTGGTGGACGGTGCAGGTAAAACGATTACGTTTCGCAATTCACCTAAAGCACGTTTTGAAATGGACCTGGAAGTGACAGGACAGGTGAAAGACCTGTGCGACTCCAGCGGCACCACCATGTCAGCGATGCGGCTTGCCTATAACGGGCATCGTCACAGAGAGAACGGTCAGGGCAGTAACACCGACAAACCTGATAAAGCGATGGAGGCATGATGGAACTGTGGCTGACGGTGAACGGTAAACGCACCTGCGCCAGCGCACCGCTGGATCCGCTGACCCGCGCCGTGGTGATTTCCCTGTTTACCTGGCGGCGGGCGGAGCCTGATGACAACGCCGACGTCCCGATGGGATGGTGGGGGGATACCTGGCCTGCGGTACAGAATGACCGTTACGGCTCCCGGCTGTGGCTGCTTCAGCGCAGCAAACTGACCAATCAGCTGGTGCTGACGGTAAGGGGGTATATCCGCGAATGCCTGCAATGGATGATTGATGACGGCGTGGTGTCCCGTATTGATCTGGATATCCGCCGCACCGGGATTAATGAACTGGGTAACAGTATCACTCTCTGGCGTCGTGACGGACCGGTAATGATTTCTTTTGATGATCTGTGGAGTGCGATAACGCATGGCGGACAGTGAATTTCAGCGCCCGACGCTGGCAGAAAATATCAGTATGCTCCGTAACGATTTATTCGCCAGGCTGGACGTCAGCGACACGCTCCGGCGCATGGATGAAGACGTGCGGGCAAAGGTGTATGCGGCGGCGCTGCATACGGTTTACGGTTACATCGATTATCTGGCAATGAACATGCTGCCTGACCTGTGCGATGAGTCCTGGCTGGCGCGACATGCTGCGATGAAACGGTGTCCGCGCAAGGGGGCCACGGCTGCCAGCGGGTATATGCGCTGGGAAGGTGTCAGCGATGGCCTGAAAGTGACTGCCGGGAGTGTTATTCAGCGCGATGACCTGGTTCAGTACACGGCAACTGCCGATGCAACCAGCTCCGGTGGTGTCCTGCGCGTGCCGATCGCCTGCTCAAGTGCAGGCGCGGTCGGTAACGCTGACGACGGTACGGCATTAATCCTGGTCACGCCGGTGAATGGTCTGCCGTCTTCCGGTGTGGCTGACACTCTGACAGGCGGATTTGATACTGAAGAGCTGGAAACGTGGCGCGCCCGCGTCATTGAGCGGTATTACTGGACGCCGCAGGGCGGGGCTGACGGGGACTATGTCGTCTGGGCTAAAGAAGTGCCCGGCATTACCCGCGCATGGACATACCGCCACTGGATGGGAACGGGAACTGTCGGTGTGATGATTGCCGGCAGTGACCTGATTAATCCCATTCCGGAAGAGTCAACGGAAACGGCAGTACGACAACACATCGAGCCACTGGCCCCGGTGGCAGGTTCTGATTTGTATGTGTTCAGGCCGGTGGCGCATACGGTGGATTTTCATATCCGCGTGACGCCGGACACACCGGAAATACGGGCTGCCATCACCGCAGAGTTGCGTTCGTTCCTGCTGCGTGATGGTTATCCGCAGGGAGAACTGAAGGTATCGCGTATCAGTGAAGCGATTTCCGGTGCGAACGGGGAATACAGCCATCAGTTGCTTGCACCGGCAGACAATATCTCCATTGCGAAAAATGAACTGGCGGTTCTGGGGACGATTTCATGGACGTGACAAACGATGATTACATCCGCCTGTTATCGGCACTGTTGCCGCCCGGTCCGGCATGGTCAGCCAGCGATCCGGCGATTGCCGGTGCGGCACCGTCATTAACCCGTGTTCATAAGCGTGCGGATGCCCTGATGCGGGAGCTGGATCCGCGTACCACCACTGAACTGATAAATCGCTGGGAGCGTCTGTGCGGCCTGCCGGATGAATGTATTCCCGCAGGGACGCAGACCCTTCGCCAGCGTCAGCAACGGCTGGATGCGAAGGTTAACCTGGCGGGCGGCATCAATGAGGATTTTTACCTTGCACAGCTTGCTGCCCTGGGCAGACCAGACGCCACCATCACGCGATACGACAAAAGCACGTTCACCTGCTCATCGGCCTGTACTGACGCGGTGAATGCGCCGGAATGGCGGTATTACTGGCAGGTCAACATGCCATCCGCCACCAACACCACCTGGATGACATGTGGTGATCCCTGTGATTCCGCACTGCGTATCTGGGGCGACACCGTCGTCGAATGTGTGCTTAACAAACTCTGCCCGTCGCATACCTACGTAATTTTTAAATATCCGGAGTAATCCATGCATCGTATAGACACGAAAACCGCGCAGAAGGATAAGTTCGGCGCGGGTAAGAACGGTTTTACCCGTGGTAACCCCCAGACCGGCACGCCTGCCACCGATCTGGATGATGACTACTTTGACATGTTGCAGGAGGAGCTTTGCAGCGTTGTGGAGGCATCCGGTGCCAGCCTGGAGAAGGGGCGGCATGACCAGCTGCTTACCGCGCTTCGTGCGCTGCTGTTAAGCCGCAAGAATCCGTTTGGCGATATCAAATCGGATGGCACGGTGAAAACAGCTCTCGAAAACCTTGGTTTGGGAGAAGCGGCAAAACGGAATGTGGGCAACGGGGAAAACCAAATCCCTGATATGTCTTTCTGGACGGTTACTGGTGGCAATGGAAATTTTGTGATTCGTCAACCTGACGGGCTAATCATTCAGATGGTTACTGTAAGTATAAGCGGCCCGGTGGCGATGAATGGAATGACTGATAATGCTTATGCCATCACAGGCTCTAATAAGTCTTATATTGCCACAGCCACATTGCCCTTTGTATTTCCTAATAAGGTGCTGGGCGTTGTCCCTCTGGTATCAACAACAGCTTATGGTGGTGTATCCAGTAATATTACAGGTTCATACGCGACTGCGGTTTGTTCTTTTGCCGCTGTCAGGGGGAATAATACGATTGTGTTCAAAGTCGACAAACCACTGAATGCAGCCTTTCCTTCAGATACCAGCGTCTCAGCGTTAATCATTGGACGGTAATAATGAACTCAGTATTCTTTTCACCCGGGAGTAAAAGTTTTTATCTGCAAGAATTGTTTCCAGAATATGAGGATGCGGGAACGCTTCCTGATGATGTTATTGAAATTACCAGAGAAACATATGAGCAATTTCTTGGTCTGCATCCAGAAGGGAAAGAAATTGGCGCTGACAGTTCAGGACGGCCAGTATGGATTAATTCCCCACCACCTTCAAAAGAGGATGAGGTGTTGACGGCTGAAATGAAAAAAATATCTTTGGTTTCAGAAGTCAATACCTACATCAATACCCATCAGTGGCCTGGCAAAGCTGCTATTGGTCGTCTGAAAGGTGACGAGCTGGAACAATATAATTTATGGCTGGATTATCTGGACGCACTGGAACTGGTTGATACTTCCGGTGCGCCAGATATTGAATGGCCTACGCCTCCGGCAGTTCAGGCCAGATGACGTCCGGCGCGGTGCTGGTATCTGTTGCCGTCACCGCGTCAATGTAATCCAGCACAGCGTTAAGTCGGGTGTTTTCTGTCTGCGTCAGCTTCCGCCCGGCCTGCAATTTCAGTTGAATCAGACTAATGGAAGCCATTGCAGTATCAATCAGTGACTGACGCTGTGCTTCTGCCGCGCCTACTGCGGCGCTATGCTGTGCTTCAGTATCGGTCACCCATTTCTCACCATCCCATTCATCGTATGGCGTTAACGGGGCGATAGTGGTTGTATTTTCAGGATAATCACCCGGAACTGCGATTTCTTTGGTATCTCCCGTTTCGGTACTATAGACAACTTCACCGCGATGGTCTGGCACATATTCCCATGAATTTAAATCTACAGAGCGACAGATTGCATAACCAGCTTTATGTGTACCTGGTGCATCCAAACAGGAACATGCCGGGATACCGACGCCGACAGCGAGATATTCAGTTGATGTAGAAATATATTCCCGCGTTTCACCATCATAATTATAAATGATAATGTCTCCCGCTTTTATGGCAATGAGTTCACTATTCAATACGGCTTTATTCATCATGCGGCCCTCACAATATAATTAAAGGCGATGTTACGTGGACGATTTTCATTTGCTGTTGGAACAACATTTGCCGCCGAGAAGTGAACATCTTGTCGGATTTTTCGGTCATTAGCGTATGTCATAGATACATTGATGTTATTCCGGACGGAGGTACCTCCGTAAAAAGCCCCACTCACGCTTTGAACATCGACAATTGCATTAATTTCGCTGTTTACGCGCAACTGACCAAAACCGCCAGTAATGTTTCGAATAGCATCTCCTTGCGCTGAAAGCAGAGTTCGCCCACTATCCACACCACGTTCATCATCCCAGCCACGAATAAATTCACCTCGTAAATCAGGCAATTTATTTGTCGGGTAAGCCTTTGCCAGTTCCGGGTATTCTTCAGCAGAAAAAGCCGCCCCGTTGCATTTCAGCCAGCCTGTTGGAGGTGTCTCTGAAGGCCACGGAACAGGCACCCCAACAGGTAATGCTGAGCCTTCTCCCAAACCAACGTTTATGAAAATACAGAAATAACGAGCAAATGGCATCATTCCTGCTTTTGTCAGGGAGATCTACCATGCTTATTGGCTATGTACGTGTGTCAACAAATGACCAGAACACAGATCTACAACGTAATGCGCTGAACTGTGCAGGATGTGAGCTGATTTTTGAAGACAAGATAAGCGGTACAAAGTCCGACAGACCAGGACTGAAAAAGCTGCTCAGGACATTATCGGCAGGTGACACGCTGGTGGTCTGGAAACTGGATCGACTCGGTCGCAGCATGCGGCATCTTGTCGTTTTGGTGGAGGAGCTTCGGGAAAAGGGTATTAACTTTCGCAGCCTGACCGACAGCATAGATACGTCTTCACCAATGGGACGCTTTTTCTTCCATGTCATGGGCGCACTTGCCGAAATGGAAAGGGAGCTGATAGTCGAACGTACCAGGGCGGGATTGGCTGCGGCTCGTGAAGAAGGGCGAATAGGTGGGCGTCGATCAAAGCTAACTGATGAACAGTGGGCGCAGGCAGGAAGGTTGGTTGCAGCAGGTGAATCACGACAGCGTGTGGCATTAATTTACGATGTTGGGATATCGACGCTATATAAAAAATTTCCGGCAACCAGGTAAATCATTGAGTTATGCGACGATGATGACTGATGGTGGCTAATGCCATTGATCTCCGTTTAAATAAAAACTACTGTATATAATATCAGTATTAATTGACGGTGATTATGATGCAGTTTTTCACTCCCTCCGGGTTGCGTGCAGTGCAGCCGCTTCCACTCTATGGCGATCTTGTACCCTGTGGTTTCCCAAGCCCTGCTCAGGACTACGTTGAACAGCGTATCGATCTTAACGAGCTACTGATACAACACCCCAGCGCCACGTACTTCGTTAAGGCATCTGGTGACTCGATGATTGATGCCGGGATCGGCGAAGGCGATTTACTGGTAGTGGACAGTTCACGCAAGGCAGAGCACGGCGATATCGTTATTGCTGCGGTGGACGGGGAATTTACCGTTAAGCGCCTACAGTTATGGCCAACTGTCCAGCTTAACCCTGAAAACCGCGCCTGGTCGCCTATCATCATCGGGAGCGAAGAAACGCTCGATGTTTTTGGTGTGGTGACGTTCATCGTGAAATCGACGGGTTGATCATGTACGCGTTGTGTGATGTGAACTCGTTCTATGCCTCCTGTGAAACTGTATTTCGCCCGGATCTCAAAGGTAGGCCGGTTGTGGTGCTTTCCAACAATGACGGTTGTGTTATTGCCCGCAGCACAGAGGCAAAGAAACTGGGTATCAAAATGGGTGAGCCGTACTTCAGGCAGAAGGACTTTTTCCGGCGCCATGGGGTGGTGTGCTTCAGCAGCAACTATGAGCTGTATGCGGATATGTCTAACCGGGTGATGACCACGCTGGAAGAAATGTCGCCGCGCTGTGAAATTTACTCGATAGACGAGGCATTTTGTGACCTCACTGGTGTACGTAACTGTCGTGATCTGACTGATTTTGGCCGTGAAATCCGTGCTACTGTTCTGCAGCGAACGCATCTGACAGTGGGTGTTGGCATTGCCCAGACCAAGACGCTGGCCAAGCTGGCCAACCACGCGGCCAAACAATGGCAGCGGCAGACGGGCGGGGTGGTAGACCTGTCCAGTGTCGATCGCCAGCGCAAACTGATGGCCGCGCTGCCGGTTGATGAAGTCTGGGGCATCGGTCGGCGTATTTCGAAAAAACTGGAGGCGATGGGGATCAAGACCGTACTGCAACTCGCTGATACGGACATCCGTTTTATCCGTAAACATTTTAATGTCGTGCTGGAGCGAACGGTGCGTGAGTTACGCGGAGAACCCTGCCTGGCACTGGAAGAATTCGCGCCAGTGAAACAGGAAATTATCTGTTCCCGCTCTTTTAGCGGTCGTATCACGGAGTATGAAGAGATGCGCCAGGCGATCTGCAGCTATGCCTCGCGGGCGGCAGAGAAACTGCGTGGCGAGCACCAGTATTGCCGTTTTATCTCGGCGTTTGTGAAGACCAGCCCGTTCGCACTGAACGAGCCCTATTATGGCAATAATGCCTCCGTGAAGCTTCTGACGCCTACGCAGGACAGTCGGGATATCATCAGTGCAGCCATCCGCTGTCTGGACGCCATATGGCAAGACGGATATCGGTATCAGAAAGCCGGGGTGATGTTGGGTGATTTCTTCAGTCAGGGCGTGGCCCAGCTCAACTTGTTCGATGATAACGCGCCGCGCCCGGGCAGTGAGAAACTGATGGAAGTGCTGGATCACCTCAATGCCAAAGGCGGGAGGGGGACGCTGTATTTTGCAGGACAGGGTATCCAGCAGCAGTGGCAGATGAAACGGGAAATGCTTTCTCCACGTTACACCACCCGATTCTCTGATCTACCCGTTGTCAGGTGATTTTCCGGTGACAGATTCTTCGGAAAACGGTGGATGAGTTTATTAGAAACGATAAATCAAATGTTCTTATTTTTGATTACTAAGTCTCAGTTATACAATTCGGCTGAGACTTAGTATGCCAATTTATAGGCAAGAAATTGCGTGTCTTACTGTATTGTTTAAATCATATATCGCGCCATATTTAAAACTTTCTTGCTTACCTATGAAATAAATGTCAAGTTTTTGATTGAGGTATATAAGGCGCTGCTTTTCATTTGTGGCAAACTGAGATATGTTACTAATTCTATAATTACTTCTTAAAAAAGCGTTGAATTGCTCTATATCTTTAATGCTCCATTCTTTTAAAATGCACTTGGTCAAAAATGGTGCGCCAAGTACTTCTAGCGTTTTATAGTTTCCCATGGGATCTAATTTGAGTAATAAGTTAACATCAAATAAAGCCCAACCATCAGTTTCAATAATTTCCTTAATTGCCTTTAAGTTTTTTCTCTTTTCAATATTATTATGACGGCCTGATAATATTGAAAATATAAGTTTCCCATCATCAAAGCCACTAGTCCAACTACTGATTGGATTGTTGTTATGAAATTCAAAGTAAGTAATAATGTCCTCGTCACTAAATTCGAGTGATTTAGAACTCATGAACTGCAATGTTAGTAATGATGATTTTGGAAGATATTTATGATAAGTCAAATATTCATAGTTCTGAACCGCCCTAAGCCATTGGTGCAAATCACATGGTATTGTTCTAGAAATTAAACCAATAATCGTGGGGAAAAATTCTTTTTCATCTGTCTCCTGTAGTTCTGGTCGAGTTGAAACTGTAATATCAATTGTACTTAAAGGTGTTGGCACATAAAAAACATCGTCCAATATATCATAAAGAGAAACATGACCACTGTAGTAATTTTTAAGGTGAATATTAATTTTATAATTGTGTAATGTAGACAAAAGTCTCGGTTCATGTGGATTTTCATCGCTGCTGGAATTTTGGGGTGGGATATGCTGGATGCTGTCAATGATCAGTTCGTCCATGGATTTGTTATGGATAAATAACAAGATAAAATATGACAAAATTGAGCTTAGTATGGTTTTAGAGGCGATTTTCCACTCTAGTTCAGGGTGGTTTTCTGCGTGTAAATATAATGGAAGTGCAGTATTTAAACACCTCATTAAAATTCTTATGTTAACTATGTTATGGTATGATATTATTTCTTCGAAAATCATTTTGTCTTCAGTGGGGAAGTACTGTAGTTTTTCTTCAATTATTCTCATATCTAATATGTCGCGAGGGTTTGGGTTGTAATGAAGTGAATCAGAAATAATTTTTTCTTTATGTTCTAATGACAGGTGGGATTCGGCAGATGTATTAGATATAACAATAAAATCCAAACTAGAGATTTTTGAGGTTGAATATAACGAATGACAATAAGTTAGTATTTCATTGGCCAGTGAGGGAGTGCTTAATCGCTCAATGTCATCTAATATAAATATGCCACTGAGTTTGGAGAGTATGTTCTCTCTTACACTTGAACCAATGGAACTGAACACACCATTAAGCACATTGGCACTAGCGGGAGAACCACTGCTTACACTACCCAAACCAGAAATAGTATCTAACCCAGACTTAAGAGTGTCTATATCTTGAAGATAGTAGCAGTCAATAATCTTTGCTTTGAAATCTGCAAGAGACTTAACGCCTAGTAATGAAATATAATAAAACACATTAAGATCATAAAAACGAGGAAATACATTTTTAATAAAAAAAGTTTTACCTGTTCCCCATTTTCCATCAATAAAAATAAGTCCATCTCTTTCGGATTGTAGAAGATGAACTATTTTTACAATCAAATTGCTATTAGAGTTTTCCATTATAATTGTTATCCTAATTTAAAGAGGTGTAAATAAAGCATGAAATAGTATAATGCTAATTTGAGGTAAAAACATTATTATTCAATTGAAACAATAAGATATTCACCTTGATTTTTCGCATTACCCATCGCTCGCGTAACTGCATGCCAGATAAACTTGTCAGCTTGCACGGCACCGTAGTCGGTAATCGCTTCTGCTTCCTTGCCTCGGCGTCTTGGCGCATCCCATTCCCGGGCTGCCTCCGGTGACAATACAAGTGGCTGTCGGTCGTGTATATCAACCAAGCCTTCATCGGCCGCAGACGTCACTATTAAAAAACCTTCGGCCTCGTCACTACGTTCGAAGGGGCGCTGCCGATTGCCGCCATGAATATTGGCTACCCATCAGTTCGGTGAATGAAGTAGGGTTGTTTTTTTGCTATCTTCGGTCTTGTCGAGTAGGGCACCGAAGTTACCTTCAACGCCCCCTCTAAGAACCGTGCGTGAGAGTTTCCAGCTCACACGGCTCAAGCCTTATCAAACACCACTGTGAAATGATGCGGCAGGTGCAGTCAGACGCGTGGTTCGGGATCGGATATAATCTGTCCAATCCGTGTCATATGGATTAAGTGCAGATGCGACGAGTCTGTGACGGACAATTTTGACGCTCTGAGCGTGAACCAGCCTCAGTATTGTAACTTTCCCCGTATCAGTGTCCCGATAAAGACCTGACACCCCATTTTACTGCTGCCACCAAGCATATAGATCTAGACCTTTGGTAATTACACCTAAGAAAATCCCTAAAACTATTAATCCAGTCACTAATGGGTGTTCTTTGAGCCTCATCGTTAACCAATATGGATGCCAGCTTCTTGGCCAAAACCATTTATTGTTAGTTTTGAGAGTACGATCATGAATCCGCTCAGCAATATTACAGAGTATGTCGACCTTTCGTAATGTAGACATTTCTAGCTCTCTATACTTACCTTTGACATATGCCTCGGCTTCCTCAGCGCCGGCTAAGACATCTTTATCAGCGATACCATTTTTTTCAACAAGAGCTAACATTCTACCTGCACGGCCACTTTTGGCGGTATGCCCAATATAGCTTCGTCCATATATAGAAACGGCAGCTCTCGCTAAATCGAGTTTTCTGTCATCAGTAAGTATAAAGGGCTCGCCACCTAGGACTGAAAATCTATGCTGTAAGGCCTGAAATCCGTAATTGTTATCTCGCATGTTCCAATGCAGAAATGTGCATTGTGCGTATCTTTTCAGGAATGTAAAGTAGTTATCTAATAGATGATGCTCAAGGATATCGAGATTTTTTTCATCTGAAACATCAAGACCTAATAATTCTGCGGATCTATTAAGAGCCCAATGATCTGTTTGCCCACTGCCTAAATTTCTGACAGCAATAGAGGTGATCCTTGTGGATTTACCGCCCACAGCATCATAAAAAGATTCACATGAATAATGGACAACGTAGCATTGATGCGCATTTGCAAAACATTTTTCGATAAAACCAATGTACTCGCTGCGATCTCTAATCTGTTGTTTGATGGAAGATGACAT